TACTGCGTACCAGTGCCGGAGGGCCGGCAAGCATAAGGCTGCACCTTGGAGCGGCTTCATGCCATCAGGCAGACCACCAAGGAAGGGAGCCCGGTTTCTTAGCTGGGCTCTTTTTTGTCTGATTTTTGACCTGCACGCAAAGAGTGGTATTCTTTTATTTACTGAGGCGCACAGGTTAAACGCACTCTGACCACTGGAGTTCAGTGGGCCATCGTTACCAAGCGAGTAGAAAATGAGCCAAACCCTGGAAGAATTGCGGGCAGCAAATGCAGCACTAGAGGTGAAAGCAGCAGAGGTTCCGCAAACCAATGCGACTGAAACCACTGATGATGCAGTAGACGACCTGAACGACGACGAGAACCTTGCGGAAGGGGACGAAGGCGAAGAAGGCCAGACACCAGAGCCCGAAAGTTGGATGAAGGGCGACGACCAGGAGTCGCAAGAGGCTGGGAAGAAGTTTACTGACGGTGACATCGGGGCGGCTAAGGCCAAACTCCGAGCGAAGCTGGAGGCTAAACACCAGTCGGAAGTTGAACAATTGCGTGCACAACTGGAAGAAGCACGCCGGAACACCGTAACGCCGCAACTCACGGCACGCCCGAAGCGTGATGACTTCTACGACCAAGATGATCCAGACGACGCCTATACGGAAGCTCTGGCTGATTGGAAGCTGAAGGAATCTCAAGCTCGGCAGCACCAAGAGACGCAGCAATACGAGTTCCAGCGTAAGCAACTGGAAGCACAGAAAACAATTGAATCCGGCGTTGACCAGCATTACGAGCGAGCGGCAACACTGGCAGCAGCAAGCGGCATTAGCCCTGAGCTGTACCAGTCAGCAGACTTGCGTGTACGTAGCGCCATTGACGGGGTTTTCCCTGGCGGCGGCGAACAAGTTACGAACGCGCTGATTGCAAGCCTTGGCGAAGGGTCTGAAAAGGTGTTCTACAACCTCGGGGTGAGCCCGAAACGCCTTGCAGAACTGACGGCGAAACTTGCAGCAGATCCGTCCGGGCTTCAAGCCTCAACCTATCTGGGGAAATTGTCTGCCGAACTGACCGCGCCTCTACGCAAACGCAGCAATACACCGGCTCCGGCCACGAACGTGCAAGGCGACGCTAACACCACGGATTTGGGCAAGGGCTTGCAACGCAAGTACCTGGAAGCCCACAAAAAGGGTGATACACAAGCAGCCTATGACATCCGACGTGAAGCCAAGGCCAAAAACATTAATGTCAAATCTTGGTAAGGATATAAACGATGGCAACTTTAACCGCAGGCAAAATCGCCGAGGTCATGTTCGATAAGGCTCTGGAGACCTACGAGCCGCAGGACATGCTTCTGCCAACCACGACCTTTATGGAGCCGGAAGGCTCGACCATGCAGAACTCGGGCAACACCATCTGGCGCCCTGTCCAGCAACACCGTCCGGTTCTGTCCGGCTGGGACCTGACAGGCCAGGAACAAGGGATCATCGAAGAGACCTACGCGGCCTTCCTCGGTCTTCCGAACAACGATCTGGTGAGTCTGCGCGCTGATGACATGCGCGACACTCGTTTTTGGGAGCGCGCCGGCACCGAAGCAGGCCGCCAACAGGCGACCCAACTGAACAAGGATATCGCCACCGCTGTTGGCACGCAGGGCGGTATGTTCATCCGCTCCAACGCCACCAGCGGCTATGACTTCATCGCTGAAGGCCAGGCGCTGATGAATGAACGCCAGGGCGCGAAGTCCGAGCGTATGTTCATCCTCAATGACCGAGACAACCTGAAGTATGCGAAGGATCTGGCTGCTCGCCAAACCCTGCAAGGTCGTCCGGCTGAAACTTGGGCTAACGGCCAGATTGGCCAGAACGTGGCCGAATTTGACGTTTACACCGGCTCCTTCCTGCCAAACCTGATCGGCGGCGCAGACCCTGCAACCACTGTGACGGCCAACCAGTCGTTCGCACCAACTGCCGGCACCGTGAACGCCGTGAACAACACCGTAACCAACGTCGATTATCGCTATGCGACTGTCGCGGTTACGGCTTCGGCGTCCTACAACATCGGCGACAAGGTTACCTTCGCCAACGGCGGCGTAACTGTGAAAGCGGTTGGCCTGGCTGACAAGTCGAATACCGGGATCGCGATGACCTTCACTGTCACCGGCAAGCCTACTGGCACGTCGTTGCAGATCTCGCCGAAGCCTATCGCGTTCGATGACCCAGCCTTGAGTGCGCTGGAAAAGTCATATGCCAATGTGGACACCCGCATCCTGAGTGCCGCAACCGTAAACCGGGTGAACATCGACGCTTCGAAGAAAACTAACCTGTTCTACGACAAGGATGCCGTTGAAGTGCTGGGCGGCACCATCCCTGCTGAGCTGTTCAAATCGTTCGACGGCCTGAAGGTCATCAACCAGACCATGAAAAATGGCCTGAAGATGTACATGATCTACGACGCGAACATGATCAACATGCAGTTCCGCTTCCGTCTATTCACTTGGTACGGCATCACGATCAAAGACCCATCTCGCTGCGGCGTAGCTGTTAGCTTCTGATTGGGGGGCGTAACCTTGAGGGGCCGGAAGGCCCCTTTCTTTTATCCGAGGAACGAAACTATGAGTAGCATCCTGTACCGAGAAGGCAAAGGCACCATCGAGCATGGCATCGAGTGCGAGGCTTTGGTTTGCGAACCTGAAGAGGTTGATGGTCTGCTGGCAACCGGCTGGCTAGCCAATCCACCGGGTTATGTGCCGCCAGAGCCTATTGTGGTCGAGGAAGAGCCCGAGACTGAACTTGAGCAAGACGATGACGCTGATTTGGCTGAACAAGTCGCATCCCTTACTGCTCAAGTCGAAATTCTGAACGAGATGGACGAGAAGTCCCAGGCAGAGATCACTCGTCTAACCGAAGAGTTATCGAAGGCCGAGGCCGATCTTGAGTCGCTGGCGGATGAAAACATCCATCTGACTGGGCTGCTGAATCAAGCGCCAGAAGAAGAGCCGCCGGCTAGTGATGGTTCAGCAGAAGATGATGGCGACGAGAGCAACCTGAGCCCTGTTCGCATCGCGGCCCGGGACGCAGGCATCGAAGGCTGGGATACTAAGCGCATCGGCACCCTCGAAAATCTGCTGTCGGAGAAGTAATCAATGTCACAGCTCAAGGTCGACCCCATAACAGAGGCATATTCAATGCTCAGGATCTCTGGGTTGACGGTTATTCCGAATCCGTCCGACCTTGAGCTTGCTTTGAATAAGCTCGAGAACATGATGTCCGAGCTTTTATCACGCGGAATCGAGGTAGGCTACAACTTCGAGGAGCAGCCGGATCCGAACAGTGACCTGAATGTTGATCGTAAATATTGGAACATGATTGCCACGAATCTGGCTACGCGGCTTATTCCGGACTTCAACAAGGACGCTTCGCCGGTGCTGTTTTCCCAGGCGTCACAGTCACTATCAAATGCCTCCTCAATCTGTGCGCGAGACCGCATCAGGCAAGTTCAGCCGCCAGCTAGGCAGCCCGTTGGCAGTGGCAATCGAATCTTTGCGCGGTGGGAGCGCTTCTATGTCGGTATTAACAGCTTCGCGCCGAATGTTCCGTCTACGCTGTTCATCATGCAGGGCGAGACAAACGACTTCCAAGAATCGTTCGCGGCCTACCTGCGCACGGATGAGTTCATTGATACGTTCGAGGTGACATCAGATACTGGTCTTGTTGTGGTCAGTTCGGTGCTGCTGGATGGCGTCATTACCTATCGACTGAATGCGCCGGTCGACCTTTCTGCCAACTCCTGGCAGCAGGTCAAGATCCGCGTTGAGACAACGGAGGGGCGAGTAGAAATCCGCATCATCAACTTTCAGGTGATGCCTAATGTGGTAGTTGGAAACCAAGCATAAGGGGAAGCACAATGCCATTCACTCAGGAAAAAATCGATCGCGCCTCTGCTCAGTCTCGCGGAATCTTCAACAACTACGTATATCGGACTACCGACACCATGGCTCAGGTGAAGGCTGCCGGATATTTTGCGCAGTGCCGCTTTGCAATCTTAGACGGTCCAGATACGAACGGTTTCGGATGGAATGGCGGCAACATCGAGTGCTATTGCTCCGATGGTTACATGATCGGGCAAATGAACGCGACCACCGGGACTATGACCGGTCTGTTCTCGGCCCCAACAATCATCATGCAGAGTGACATTCTCGTTGCTTCATCGGTGGCTAACCAGATACCTGGCGTTCTCGGAACTCCACTTCAGGTCGTCTTCGGGGCGCTGCAAACAACCACGCAATTCGATCTGAGTGCTGCTGGCGCGCTGACCTGCAAGGTGTCAGGCCGCTATCAATTCGTTCTGTCAGCACAGGCCGGGCGCGCTGCTGGCGCTGGTGTAGTGAACTTGTTCTTGCGTCTGCTGAAAAACGGTACGCAGATCGGGAACACATCGCTGGCACGCATGGATAACGCCGCCGTCATCACCCCTCTGCGATTCGTGGTGTCGTTTGATCTGGTGGCTACGGATGTCCTTACGGCATTTGTGGTTCAGGACTCCAGCGGTATCGCGGGCGCTGGTGGCCTCTACTCGGTAACTCCTGCTACGGCCGGATGGGCAGCCTCTCCATCGTCCGCAATCACTATCACGCAGCTCTCAACCTTGGTGTAACTATGCCGTCGCAGAAGGTCCCTATCACGCTCATCAAGGGCGATAAGATCAGTACGCAGACCGACTACTTGGATGCGTTGCCTGAGAACATGTACGCCGTGCCAAAGCCGATCCTTGGGGCTGAAGGCTTTATGCTTCAGCATTCCGGGCTGACTGAATACGGGACTGGCGCGGGGCCTGATCGCGGCGGCGTGTGGAATGAGCGGCTGCAAAACCACTTCAGGGTGTCGTACACGCAATTCATCATCGTGCATGACGACGGTTCTACAGAGCGCTTCGGCAACATCCCAGGCGCCGAACAAGTTTCCATGCCTTATTCGTTCAACACGCAGGCAGTGATTGGCGGCGGCGGATTCTATCTGTATGACCCCGTGAACGGTTTCCGCCAGGTGCTTGACCCGAACCTAAAGACTCCAATCGACGGAACGTGGATCGATGGCTATTACTTCCTCACGGATGGCGCCACGCTCTACCATACGCAGCTTAACAACGAAGAGGCATTCAACCCGCTGGACTTCGCCACTTCTGAATTCTCCCCAGATCCAACGCTTGGCGTAGGAAAGACCGCCGATGACAAGGTAATCGTGTTCAACCGGTACACGACAGAGTTCTTCGCCAACGTTGCATCTAACAACTTCGCGTTCACTCGCATTCAGGCCAGGGCGCTGAAGATTGGCATTGTGGCCACGCATGCCAAGTGCGAGCTAAATGACAAGTGGTATTTCGTTGGTGGCCGCAAAGAGCAGGATCTGGGCATTCACATGCTCGGCGTTGGATCGACACAGCAGATCTCTACCCGTGCGATTGACCGTATCCTTTCCAAGTACAGCGAACCTGATCTTGCCGACGTATCTGTCGAAGCGATAGGCGTTGATGGCATGTCATTCGTGTACATCCATCTCCCGGAAGAGACGTTGCTGTTCAACGAGACTGTTGCCACGGCATCAGGCCTAGAGAATGCATGGTCGATCCTGAAGCGCGGCGTGGGCAATCAGCCATGGCGCGGCATCAATGGCGTGTTCGATCCGCGTGTTGGTCAGTGGCTATTCGGCGATAAAGTGGACCTGCGTCTGGGATTTCTCGATCCTAAATCAGTCGACCAGTATGGCGAGATGGGCGAATGGGTTCTGTACACACCGTTCCTGTACCTAGAAGGCATGTCAGTCGACAGCCTGAACATCGAGACAATGCCCGGGCATTCTCCAACTAATGACGCCACGCTGTTCGTCTCTATGACCTATGACGGCGTAACGTATGGGCATGAGGTTACAGCGCGTTACGGAGCCCCTGGCGATTACAATCAGCGCTATATCGTAAACCGTCTTGGGTACGTGCGGAATTGGATCGGCTTCAAGCTTCGCGGCGCATCCCGCGCCAAGATGTCATTCGGACGGGGGTATTTAGAAGTTGGCTAATTTAACGAGTAATTATCTTGGCCTGGCTCTATCAGCCGCCGAAGTCAAAGCTATGACGGGCTGGCCCGACCCTATCGTAAATGACTACATTTCTTTGCTCAGCTCGCTGACTCAGCTCGCGTCGGCCATTCAGGTGATGGATTCTGGAATCGTCGATCCAGAAGGCGTAGTGGTGGCTAACAACTCGCGCCAATACTTCAACACAGTGACCAGCAAGCTTTGGATAAACCCTATTATCGGCTCAACAACTGGATGGGTGCTTATCTAATGTTCCGTCCGGCATATCTGTGCGAAGACTGGCTAGGCATTGCACATGATGAAGATCATTACGTTTTCAGATGGGATGTGGCGCGCGTGTTCTTCTCATGCTGTGAGAAAGGACAATCATTAAGCGCTCATTTCTCGGCAGATAAGTCCGGGTTGCGCCTGATCAAACCGGCCATAGATGAGTTCTGCACATGGGCGTTCTCGGTTATGCCTTGGTGTAGAATGATATTTGCTTGCATTGTTCGCCCAAGCGTTGCGCGGCTTGTCGAAAAATGCGGATTTTCCTTACTGGAGGCGCGTGACGAACTCCAGATCTACGTGAGGTTTCAACCATGGGAAGCATCTTAGGCGGCGGGAGCAAGGGCGGGGGAAGCAGCAGTGCTATCAATAGCAGTGCTGAAGGTGTAGCAAAGGCTGCGCAGGCTGGCGGACAATCGTCGGCCCAGGCCATTCAGCAGGCCGCGCAGCTCGGGTACGACAACACCCGAATCGGTTCTGAGTGGGCGGCCAATAGCGCCTTACAGGGCTCTCAGACATCAGCAGCAGCGCAGCAGCAGGCGCTAGATTATCTTCGTCAGGCTGATTCGCTTCCGTCCGGTTTGAGAGAAGCGGCATTGACTAGCCTCGGCAACCTGTACAACGGATCGGGGAGCATCACGGATCGGGCCATGGCGAGCCCGCTGTATAAGTCCGCCGTACAGCAAGGAGAGAATGCCGTCCTACGGAATGCCTCGGCAACTGGCGGCCTTCGCTCTGGTTCTACCAGCGAGAATCTGGCGCAGGTAAACCAGAATGCTCTTGTCTCAGCCTACAATGATCAGATTGCCGGCCTTCAGGGGCTTTCATCTCTCCCTTCGAATGCGAACACGATTGCAGGCTATCAGGCGGGCATCGGTAACACGCTAGGCCAGGGTCAGATCAACCAAGGGAATATCCTCGGCCAAGGCCTGATCTCGGCGACGAACACCTATGGACAAGGTCAGGTTTCTGCGGCTGATGCCATCGCCAACGGCAACAACGCTGCTGCTACGGCTATCTCTCAGGGGCAGATTGCGGCAGCCAATAACAAGGCGCAGGGCTCGCAGAACTCGGCAAACAACATGTTGGGGCTGGCGAACCTTGGGATTCAGGCGTGGGGTATGTTCTCGGATCGCCGCCTGAAGTCAAATATTGAGTTCATCGGCGAAGAGAATGGCCTGCGCAAATATCGCTGGGTCTGGAACAAGCTTGCTAGCGCACTCGGTCTTCATGGTGAAAGTCACGGCGTGATGGCGGACGAGGTAGAAGATTCTCATCCTGACGCCGTGTCGATCCAAGACGGCTATCTGATCGTCAACTACGAGAAGCTGGGGGTTAGCCATGGCGTTTAACTACACTCCCGCCTCTGGCATTAACCAGCAGCAGCTAGGATTTGGGTCGCCACTGGTATACGGCGCCCCGTTAAGCTCGCAGGCCGCGAACGCACAAAGACAGCAGGTCGATTACAGCAGCCTCAATCAGCAACAGCAGCAGGGCCAGCAGCAAGGCATGGACCCGATGCAGATGCTGAAAATGTATCAGCAGTTCAAGGGTATGAATGCTGGATCTACGGGCGGCGGCAATGGCCTATCTGGGCTGCTGAGCACTGGCGGCGGAGAGGCCGGGCTTGGAGGGTCTGGCCTTATTGGCAGCGCGAGCGGTGCAACATCTGCAGCTAGCACTGGTGGCGCCAGCTATGGGCTCGGCGGCTCACTTGTGGGTGGCACTGGCACGGTAGGCGGTTCAACCTTTGCGGCTGGCGCTGGATCTGGTGCAGCATCTGGCGGAGGCCTTGGAGGTGCGTTGGGTGGCAGTGCTGCTGGCGGATCAGCGGCAGGGGGTGGCGCTGCGAGCGGTGCAGGCGGCGCATTAGCTGCCGCTGGCCCATGGGCCGCCCTTGCTGCAATCATCATGATCAACGAGGAAGATAGTCGCAAGAAAGGGCTGCGTTCCGAGAATCGTGGCGAACGAACTCGCGACCAGTTGACCGGCAAGGTGGCCACTCAGGACATCGAGGGTAAATGGGGGCCTATGCTCGACAAGTGGACGGGCGGAAACTTCAGTAAACTTGGGTTCCAAGGTGACGCCAAGGGCGCAAGCCAGATCGCTTCTGGCCGTATCGCCCCAGGCATCAAGTCGCTGTGGAACGAAGGCACCATTGGCAAAATCAGGAAACTATTCTAATGGCCGGATATAACCAAAACCCCTACACCGTCGAAGCTGGCAACGACTACAGCTCAGGCCTGTCCGGTTTGAGCAACACGATTGCCAATGTGCGCCAGGCTAAGATTCAGGAAGCAGAGCAGCAACGCAAGCAGGACATATACGACCGTGCGCAGAAGCGCTTCACGGAGGTGCAGTCGGCTGCTCAGAAGGCGTTTTCAAGTCAAAATCCGGATGAGGTCGCAAAGATCGCAGTTCAATATCCTGAAATCACGCAGATGCTTCAGCAGGCTACCGGGCTGAAGGAGGACATGCAGAAAAAAGAGGCGTCCGGATTTCTGCGCCAGTTAAACGCTGCATCTCCAGATCAGCGAGATGCTATCTATCAGCAAAGAATCCAATCTATTAAGGATCGTGGAGGCGACCCATCACACTCGATTCAATCGTATGCGGACTACAAGGCAGATCCAGAGGGCGAAATTCTCAATACCAGAATGCTTCTGGCTGGCGCTGATCCAGAAGGGTACAAAGCATTTGCTACGGAGCAGGAGGCCAAGGCCAAGGTTCAAGCCGAAAAAGATAAGGCGGCCCGCGAAGAAGCACAGTTCAACCGCGCCGAGGCTGGGCGCAATCAGCGCGCCTATGCCCGTGCGGCCGCCACTGCCAATGGAAGCTCAGCTGAGAAACAGACGGCGCATCAAAAGGACTTCAATCAATGGAAGGACATGCCTGAGGGGCCAGAGAAGAAGGCCTTCGGACAGGCAGCCGGATTCGTCAGTAAAGAAGGCCGTGAACTAGCTCCCGGTGTACAGGAGCGACTTGCTAAAACCATTGATTCCGCTGTTGCGGCAGATAACAACATCGGAAGGTTCAACAGCCTCGCGGATGAAATCGATAAATCCAATCTGACTGGCGGTCTTTTGGGTGGCTCGTGGGCTGAGAAAGCCAAAGAGCTGACGGGCGACCAAGACGCGGCAACTAACCTGCGGAAAGAGTTTGCCCAAGTTCGAGCATCCCAAGCTTCGGCCAACCTTCCACCGGGCTCTGCCTCTGATGCTGACGTTGCTCTGGCGCTCGGTCCAATTCCGTCCGACAACGCAAACAAGAAACAGATCGTCAGCTATCTACGCGGGCAGGCAAAGCTGTCGAAGCTCGCATCTGACTTCAACAACTTCAAGGCTGACTACATTTCTGTTACTGGCGGCGAACGCGGCATGCTCCAAGCCTGGAAGAAGCAGGGTGGTGCAGGCGGATCTGCTGGGGGCGCCAAACCTTCTCCGGGGCAGCCTGCCGCCCCCGCATCCTCTGGCGGCTGGGAGATCGTTAAATAATGGAAACCCAAGAGTACAAAGTTAAGGTTCCGGATGGACAGGTGATCACCTTGCGCGGTCCTGCTGGCGCCTCTCAGGATGAGGTTATTGCGCAGGCTCAAAAGCTTTATGGGCAGCAGCAGGCCGATGTGCCAGCGACGCCAGGGTCTCAGTCTCAGGACATGCTTCCGCCAGCAGAAGAAGGTTCTCGGCCGCCTGCCGCTACGCCACAACAAAAAGCCGAAGAGCCAGGGATGATGGATAAGCTTGGTGCCATGCTCACAGGCAGTGATCGCCAAACCCGCGCAACTCAAGATCTTCCGGAACTGCAAAGTTCGGGGCTTTTGACTGGGCTGGATATCCCGCCAGCAAAGGCGGCCGCAGTGACGGCGGCGCTCGTAACCATGACCGATCCGCAGGAGATCGCGCAGACCCTTAAATCACTCTCTCCTGATATCGGGATTCAGCAGGATGAAAAAGGCAATCTGATCGCCGCCAATAATGTGACTGGCGCAAGGGCAATGCTGAACAAGCCAGGTTTTAGCGGGATGGATGCACTACAGGCAACCGGCATTGGTGCTGCGTTCGCGCCCACTGGCCGCGCTGCTAACGCTGTTGGCGGTGGAATTCTTAAGCAGGCTGCCACGCTCGGCGCAACATCGGCGGCTACTCAAGCGGCTATTGAGGGCGGACAGCAACTGGCAGGCGGAAACTTCGACCCGAGAGAAGTCGCTGCTGCTGGCGCGATGGGTGCCGCAATGCCTGTGGTGGCCGGCGCTGCTGGCGCAACGATTGATGCCGCCAAACAAGGTGTTCAGGCCATTCGCGGCGCCACAGCTACTAGTTCAGACCTGATGCAAGCGGCAAAGGCAGCAAACATCCCAGTGATGACCAGTGATGTTGTGCAGCCTAATACGTTTATTGGTAAGTCGGCCCAAGCGGTTGGCGAGCGAATTCCGCTTGCAGGGACTGGTGGCTTGCGCGCTACGCAGCAGGAGGCTAGGAAAGCCGCTGTGCAGCAAATGGGGGATAAATACCCCGTGCCAAATCCAAGTCAGATCATCGATAGCCTGAAGGCACAGAAGTCTAGAGTTAAGCAGGCGGCCGGTCAGCGATATGACGAACTTTTGCCGAAGGTAGATTCGCTTGGCGCTACGCCCTATACCAAGACCTCGCAGGCTATTGATGATGCTATCTCGGAACTCTCAAAGCCTGGCGTCGTATCGAGCAAGGAGGCTCTTGAAGAGCTTAAGCAGTTCAAGGATACGCTAGGGTCGGCAGACCAAACCTATAGCTCCCTTAAGGAAAATCGGGGGGCCTTGCGTGAGGTTGTTAACTCCTACGATAACCAAGGTCGAAGCCAGCTGCCTTCTAGAGCCAAGGCCTTGATTAATCGTGTCTACTCGGCAATCGGCAATGATATGGATGAGGCTGCACGAGCGGCTTTAAATCCGCGCGACTATTCAAGGCTGAAGGCGGCCGATTCTATCTATCGGTCAGAAGCCGAGAAGATGACGCGCACGCGCTTAAAGAATGTTTTGGACAAAGGGGACCTGACGCCCGAGATTGCTGAAAACCTTCTGTTCAGTAGCAAGCCTAGCGAAGTGAAAAGCCTCTACAATTCGCTCGATACCAGCGGTCGAGACGCTGCTCGGGCTACTGTGATCCAGCGCGCGCTGACCAAGGCTGGCGGCCTGGACAATCCATCGCCTGAGAAATTTATCTCTGAGTTACGCCGGATGGAATCGCAAACAGGGATTTTGTTCAAGGGGGATGAGCGCAAACAGCTTGAGGGATTGAAACAGGTTCTTGCGGCTACCAAGCGTGCAGGTGAGGCGGGCGTCCAAACAGCTACAGGTCAGCAACTCTATGCCCCTGTTGCCGCGGCGGCGGCCGGGTCATTGATCGGTGATTTAGGTGCTACGCTTGCGGCTGGCGCGTCAGTTGGGGCTTTGGCTCGGGCCTATGAAAGCCCTGTAGTTCGTAATGCCATGATCAGAATTGGTGCGGCGCCAAATTCTCAGGCCTCTAAGCGGCTTGCTTTGCAGCTAGCTCGGCAATTGAGCGCCGGTGCTCAATCAGCACGTTCTCAAAAAACTGGAGAGCCAGAACAATCAGGAAAATAGAAGCGGCTAGCTGGATCATAATGTCACCTCAAATCAAACCAAAATGGTGAATGCAATGGCAGACGAGAACGAAGTAAGGCTACCTTACGTCTACTATCCTGACCCCACAAGGGGTCGGCCGGTATTCGAAGGATCTATCTATGTCGGACAACCCGACACAGACCCTCAGGTTATCTCAAACCAACTCCAGGTCACGGCGGTTCAGGAGGACGGTTCGGCAGTTCCGATTGCTCAGCCCATAAAGACCGGCGCGGGCGGCGTGCCGATGCTGAACGGTTCGCCCATCCAGCTACAGGTAAGCGGTGAATACAGCATCAAGGTGCTAGATAAATATGGCGCCCAGGTCTATTACGCCGCATCACTTGTTGCCGGCGTAACGCCTACGACGATCATCAGGACGCAGCTAGTCCCGCTGTCCATCGACCTGACTGACAGGTTTATTAACGCCTATCTGTTCAACTCAAATACGAGCTGGACGGATTACTACAACTCGCACAAACCGGTGATGGATTTGGGTCTTATAGGATCAGCGCCGTTTGAAATCGAGAACATCCCGACATCGCGCTTTGACCTTGCTCAAAACACATCAACCACTGACCTTGGAGTGCTTCCGTAATGGCCGATCAATTACAACTACGCCGTGGGAATACGTCGCAAAACCTCGTTTTCACTGGTGCTGCTGGTGAGCTAATGGTCGATACGACCAAAAACCAACTGCGCGTACACAACGGAATTACGGCTGGCGGATTCCCTGCGGCCACGTCTGCGCAAGTGACCGATGGGACGTTCTACTACAACGAGGACGTTGGTTCCGCCGCGAACGCTTATATCCTTGTTCCGAAGTCGAACACCAACTTTCCATCGAGCTATCAGGACGGCGTTCAGTTCGGCTTTGTCTCTATCCATTCGAACACTGGCCCGTCTACTGCAAACTTCCAGGGGCTCGGCGTCAAGAGCTTGAAATATCCTGGAGGAGTTGATCCTCTGGCCGGGGAGATCTTCGGCCGAGTCTATTTAATCTATGACTCGGTAAACGGCTGGATGGAGATTCAGCGCCGGGCTTTGGGGCCTCCACCACAGATCCGCACCATCGGCGCGTCGGTAAGCTCCAACGCAATGACGGCAACGCTCGCGCCATGCGTCATTGACTTCCGTTCAGCCTCCCTCGGTAGCGGCGTTATCAGCTCTCAGAGCGTGACGGCAGCGCTATCCTTGGTCGTTCCTTCTGGCGCCACGCTCGGGACTGCCAGCGCCACGCAAAGCCGTATCATGCTGTTGGCTATCTTGTCGGGTGCAAACGTTGAGCTTGCAGTCGTCAACCTTTCCGGCGGTGTAAACCTCGACGAAACAACACTGATCAACACAACAGCAATTACGTCTGGCGCTACTCTGGCGAACGCTATCTACTCGACCACGTCGCGAGCCGGTGTCCCGTTCAGGGTCCTAGGTTACATCGAATCTACGCAAGCGACAGCGGGCGCATGGGCAACCGTTCCAAGCACTATCCAAGGTGCTGGCGGTCAAGCGATGACCTCTCTTGGCAGTCTCGGATCTGGTCAAACTTGGCAAGATTTAACTGCCAGTCGGTCGTTTGCCACCAATTACACCAATACGACTGGAAAGCCGATAGTGGTTTATATTCAGGTGGTTAGCACCGTAGCAACTGGGATTGCACTGACGATAAATGGGTTTTCATTAAACTCGAATACCAACACGCCAGCAGGGTTCATGATAATTTCAGCAATTATTCCGCCTGGTGCTGTTTACAATGCGTCAACACCTGGCGGCGCGCTATCCAGCCTCAAATGGTCGGAGCTGCGCTGATGAAATATTTTATCGATCCAAAAGACCGTTCTGTGTATGCCTATGAGGAAGATGGGTCGCAAGATAGCTTTATCAAAGATGGCTTGGCCCCTCTGACTGATGAAGAGCTTGAAGCCATTCGCGCAGAGCAAGCGCTCGCGCAGGCTCCAACAGCGGAGCAGTTGTTGAAATCTGCGATTGATCGTCGTGATGAATTGCTAAGCGCCGCTACCTTGCGTATCTATCCGCTACAGGATGCTTTCGACCTCGGCGAGAACACGGAAGAAGAGGCGGCATCTCTCAATCTTTGGAAGCAGTACCGAATCGCGGTGAACAGAATATCCAGACAGCCTGGATTCCCATCTCCCATCACATGGCCTGAGCAGCCTTCGTAATACCGTCTATCCTGTCAATGCGTAGCTGCTCCTATGCTTAAATCACATAGGAGCAGCCTGCATGAACCGACTTATCTCCGCGTTATTCCTTCTTCCGTCGATAACATTCGGCGCTCCATTTGATCTTCAGGTGAATCAGCGGAACATCGCCGATACGGCAACAATCTTGCGCACCATGCCGCTCCCTGCGCTGAACGTATCGAATATTTTCGCAACAGACGAATTCACCAATCTCCCAAGGTTCTATCAGTTTGGCGCCTCAATGGCGATCATCTCAGGCAAGCTTGAATGTGGCCCTGATTGGATGGCCGTGGTGAATAAGCCGACGTTTGCAGCGGTTGCCACGACTGGGGCTTATAGCGACCTGACTGGCGCGCCAACAATGCCGTCTGCGCAAGTGAATAGCGATTGGGCCGCATCCAGCGGGGTGGAACAGATCCTGAACAAGCCAAACCTATTCTCGGGCGATTACAGCGCGCTAACCAGCATTCCTGCATCCTTCACGCCATCAGCGCATAACCAAGCCTTCAGCACGATAACAGCAACGCCTACAACTCTTGCCGGATATGGCATCGCAGACGGTGCAACGCTGACTCAGCTGGCTATGAAGATGACAATCCCGGCCGGCACCTCGGCGCAATACGTAAGAGGTGATGGTGTGTTGGCGACATTGCCAGTCGGAAAACGCATCGAGACCTTCACGGGCAACACTGACGTGAACGGCCTGATAACCGTGACCTACTCGCCGGCCTATCCATCCGTGCCGAGTGTTCAGCCTGGGCCGCCACCAAGCTCTGACATGTCATGGGTTCTGGTGAGCAGCACAACCACCGGCTTCAGCATTCGGCTTGTGCAGCGCTCAGTGTTGACGGTTTTGAGCCTTCAGGTCTTGGCCGGCACCGTGACGAACGTGGCGTCTTCGCCGACTCAGGTGCTTGTCGTCGGGCAATAAAAAGGGAGCCTCATGGGCTCCCTACCGGTACGGGGCTGCTCCCCCGTCTGGCGCTTGGAGGGTAGCAGAGATATTTGGAGCAGGCTATTTATCCTCCGCATATTTGCTCTGTTCTGGCTGCGTATCCGATGCACTCTTGACCAGATCGATGTAGGTCTGAACGCCGGCCTTGTAGCCCTCTGGCTTTTCGACCAAGCCCCATTCCAGTGTTCGCAACAAGCACGCCTTCCAGTCCTTCATGGTCTCGCGGAATGACTCGCATACGCTGCGCGCCCATAGGCGGCCTTCACGCTCTTCGATCTTGCTCATTTGGATTCTCCTTCAGCCTTTTCGATAGCAGCATATGCCTGTGCCATATCTGGCATCTCAGCCCCAAACCCTTCCCGCTATTGTTCTCGCACCATGAACTTAAGCGCCTCCAGCAGATCCGGCGCGGCGGCGATTAGGTTGGCGTTGGCGAGCGCCGTCTCTTTCTGGATCGGATCCTTTGCGGAGTGCGCAACCATGCAAACCATTAAGCCTTTGTGACCGACAGTAGGGCAGCCGTTGGGCTGTATTTCCCAACCGTAATCCCAAGGCCCAGGCGTATGCTTGCTCATGACTTAACCCCCTTCTTAAACATCAGCCAAAACGCCCACGGCCAAAGAACCGATATGAACAGGATAGCCCCGAGATCGACCATCAGGCTTTTGCGCGTGGCGATGATCTCGATAATGCACATGCCAAGGGCCAAGAATCCGATGTGCGAGTAGATGAGCAGGAGGGTGATCATGGCTTAGCCTCGAAACGCAGTCCGGCGTCATAGAGCAGGCGAAGACTGGCCATTAGCGTTTCCGCATGTGGCTGGCAGGCGATATCGTACATTTTGCGCAACTCGCCATCCCGCTCTTCCGCTTCCGCCTGTTCTGGAGTGATGATAGGGCGCAACGCCTCAAGGGTCACGAAATCTGTGTCGTAGTCGTCGCCAAGCACAATCCACGCGTTATTTCTGGTGGCGATAATCTCGCATCTACCCCATACGCCTGACTCCGTGCTTTGATATTCGCAAAATATTCCTGTTGGTGGATAGCCTTCGCCGTTCCACGCCGGAGCGTCATCAACCTTCAGCGCGTCGACTGCGGCTTGCCATTGGGCGCGGGTGACTACACCCATAATCCAGTTATCGCATTGCGTGTAGGCCATATCAGTACGAAGAATATGACCAACATCGTTTTCGCTATGTAATGCCCCGTCACTTGTCTGGCCTACAGCATCGCCAAGACCCTCCGGCCACTCCTTCAACTCCCGCGCCAAAATATCAACTAGCTTCATCGGTCTATTCCTTCTGTCGTTGGGTTATTTGTCTAGTGCGTGTGCGGTTGGCTTGCGATTCTCTTTTGCAACAGCCCGGTCAATTTGCTTCTTGAGCCAGTCGACACCAAGCAGCTCTTTGAAAGCCTTCCAATGCTCATCGCTGAGCCTGATATTTCTTGATGGTGTGCGCATATTTCCTCCTGTTGTTGGATTTGATTGTAGGTACAGCGGTGGATGCCGTCAAGCAATAAAAACCCGGCGCAATGGCCGGGCGGTTGGTGGTTCAGATCTTCAGAATTCCCTCTCTAATCAGTATGTCGATGGTTCGGAAAACTCCCTCGGCGTGATAGATCCGATAATCCCTTATGGAACTGGCATCTGTTCTCCCGTCTACTGCGTCATGGCACGCAGAGCACGCCCATGCGCCCTGCAAGTCATTTGGCTTCATCCCAGTCCCGCAGGTTCCGGCTAGTCGGTAATGCGCCAGCACGGTCGTCTCAGGATTACCATTGCACACGCCAGGAATTCGGATCTGGCAATCTCTCCCGCGTGCGGCCTTGGTGATTCGGTTCTGGCTCATCAGTAGCGGCCCTCCCATAGATCTTTCTGCGTCCACTTCACATCATGCTCCGCGCCAAAGGCCTGAACCCATTCAATCAGCTCCGCGCATTTCTTCATGCTGAGCTTGCTGGTGCGTTCGTACAGAACATCGATACCTTTCCCATCGATGGCAGGGATCATCTGGATAGTCTCTCCTCGCTCACGCAGCCAGGCGGCGGTGCAAAGGCGCTTCCACACGGTGACATCCCACTTCATTCCTGCGTGTTCTACTTGCCGTGAAATGTCAGCCAAACAGGCATGGAGCTTTTTGTTCTGATCGGCGTTTCGATCCTCTCCGGTAATTTCTACCTTTCGAGGCTTCTCAAGATCCAAGCCGGCCAAATAACCCATTAGGCGCGACCGATCTGATTCATTGGCCAGCTTGAATTCCATATCAGATACCCAGCACGCGGTTCATGCGGTCTTCAAGGATCTCGTAGAAGGTTTTGACGCGCTCGTCCATCTTGCGGATTAGCGCCTCGTCGCGGTACATACGCTTCACGAACAGCGGCATACCTGGCCAGTAGCTGATGAAGTCGATCCATTCGCGTTCGGACAGCCACAAACCGCCCTGGCACTGCGCAACGTGATCCTTCGGAACTTCGTCGGCTAGGATCACGTCAATCTGATACTTAGGAAGCTTGGTTTTTATCTCGTTCAGACCTTTATCGCCTACCAGTGAATCCGGACTGTATCCGCATCCGTGGTTAAGGATGATCGCCACTTGACGGCATTCCAAATCAGTCTGTGCTTCGTAAAGTGCACGGGCCTTTGGCTCCAGCTCATGGCCGCGCTCAGTGTGGCGGTTGCCAGTGAACGGATCGGCGATCTCTTGGGTGATGCGCTCGCCAATCAGAGTGTTCATGTAGCTAAAGGCGTCGGCGCCAAATCCGGATTCACCTTTGCCGTTGACCAGCAATTTATCCATGTTTGACATGGTGACAATGCCCATGCGGATTGCCAGCCACTCGGGCGAACCCTGTTCCAGATCGGCGATGATGTTCATTCTTCTTGCTCCTGCTTGGCAGCTTTGGCCGCTTTAGAAATCGAATTGTTCAGGCCGGCCACAACGCCGTCAAATGCTGACTTCGCGATCTGGCCAGGGTCGCCGTACATCTTTTCGAAGTTTGCGTGAACGGCTTCGCTGCACTTGTCCAGAAGCGCTTGAACCTGCTTGGCCTGTGCTGGCGTTACAAGCTGCTCTGTTTGGTCCTTGTACCCATCGTTGTCGTTGTCGTCGCCGCTGGTGATATTCAGCAGGGCGCACATCACGTACCGCTTGCCGTAGGTGGTGGTCGAGCCTACCGACTGCACAGCGCTGCGCCCGGCACCCGCATCAAGAGGCAAAAGCATAGTCGTTTCTTCTCGGTGTCCGGCTCGGTGCATCAGAATCCCTGTGATGCTTACTCCGCCAGCCTGATTGACGATCTTGAATGAAACGCCAAAACCGAACTTAGCCATTACCGGGCGAACGACGGTGTTGATGTCATCCAGATCCGCATACATCTTTTTCGTATGCGTGTTCTCTGTGCGCTTCTCTACCGATGGCATCGCGCATTGCATTTCGGCGAACGCGGCGTTGAACGCTTCAAGCGCGCTCTTGGCTTCCATGCGCTCTTGGAGTGCCATCAGGCGCTCAAGCTTTTCCATATCGCACTTTGGATCGAGAGCGAGCCGGCTGATGGTGGAAAGGACGCTGATCTCTTGCGTTGGCTGCGCCGCCATTTGTCGATCGCGCTCAAGTGGCATAATGATTTCATTGCTCACGTCGTTGTTCCTCAGTCACTTACTGCTTGATAGAGAGGTCTTTACTTGCTCAAGACTGTAGCGCTTTGAAGCTCCCAGCTTGATGTGTGGAATGGTCCCATCACGCGTCCATCGACGCACCGTTTCAACGTTCACGCTCAGGGCTTTCGCTAGGTCTTTCGCCTTTATCATTTCTTCCATCGTCATAGCCTTGCATGCTTGGCCAGTTCGAGTAAGTCGCGGCCACATATGCAATGTAGTGAAATGTTGCGTTGCAGTCAAGGAATTTAACGCAATAAAAAGCCCCGGAATTTACCGAGGCCTTGGCCTTACGGATTCGATCACCCATCGGCGGCAATAAGCGCTTGCAGGTCAATCGTCGGCGCATCCTGTCGCCCATCAGGAAGGTAATTACACAGAACCTCAATCTGGTATCTAGGCCCCTTCTTTCGCTGAAGGCCGATGCGGAATTTCTCGCCACGCATCATAAGATGAACGTCTTCGGCGTAGGCATAGCCGACTCTCATCGGGATCATATCTTGCACCTTTGCAAGCTCTCTGGCGCGGCACAGGAGCGAATCAAGCTCTGCAACCGAGACAGTGCACATCTTGCGCCCGGTCTGCTGCGCCATCTGCACATCAGCCCTGAGCGCGTCCAAATCGATGGTGCTCATATGGTTAGTCCTCGCTTTTTGTCTCGGCAGTGATTACAAGTTTCACGGCAGCCAGATTTGCTGTTTGATGCCCAGTAGCTTTCAAGTTCTCTGGCCACTCCGCAGCTCTTGCACTTCTTGGCCATGATGCCGCCGATATTGACCATCATTCCTCTTCGGTAGTGATCGAACGGAACCACAGGAAGCGCGTTGTAGATCGCTATCGGGCTTACCTGGTACAGCCTGGCAACTCTTGTGCGGCTGCCGAGTCGGTGAGTGTGAAAACGCAGTTCTGCTTCAGTTGCTTCAAGGCTCATTGATTCAGCTCCTTGACCTTGTCGAGGCAGGCGTTCAAATCCTCAACGACAGATCGCAGCTCTTTGCGCCACCAGAACTGATGACGACCTTCTGGCTTTTCACCCCAGACACAGCCATTTAGTTCGGTTTGTCCATCAAGGAACAGCCATACGTCGTTTAGACGCTGCTTGATATCGATAGGCAGCACCACCGATACCGGCGCAGGCGGCGAGGTGTAGAGTTGGTGAATTCCTTCTCGCAGTCCGCCTAAGTTTTCCCATCGACGAATATGCAAGCCATCAGTCATCTTGCTATGGACTAGATCAAGTTCAACAGACGGTGATGGGCGCAAATCAAGTGCGATGCGGATACGGTCTAAGTTGTAAAGCAGCCAGATAGCTGCGTAAGCGTTGTTGTCTAGCCATTCATCATGAGCGTCGGCATCATCGGCGGATGGATAATCACCGATCACATCAAGGGATATCAGCTCTGATTGCAAGCTGCTCCCGACCTTCCCCGCTTCCTGAGCGAGAACGGCGCGGAGTTCTTCGGCAAGATCTGCGCATTGATTTGAGGTCAGCACGGGAGCCCCACGAACCTTTTGCAGCGCTTGCATTATTGACTTCATTGTTATGCTCATGACTTGGCCTCTTCGGGTTTGTTCAGCTCGGCGTCCATCAGCGCGTCAAACTTGTCCGAGTGGAAATACAGAACATCACCCCCGTCAGTTACAGATGCGTCCTGCATTTTCTTGAATCGGTACGGGGTCAACTTTTGTAGCGCTTCGTATCGACGTTCAGCGGTTGCCAGCGCCTCTGACATTCGTTTTACTTGTTCGTCTAGCGTTGGCGATCCTCCGTCCGGTAAATCCATAAATCTGACCCCTGGAAGCGCTGCGGCAATCTCGCCTTCGAGCATCGCATTCCGCCGCTCGGCGTCCGCAAGGCGCTGCTCAGCTTCGTTTCGTTGATCCGCGATGTCTATAATCCGCTGACCACGCTTCGCCAGTTCTTCCCGCAAAGCAGCCAGCTCGGATTGGTGCTTGGCATGGTTGATCGGCGCCCAGTAACAGGCTCCGCATTGATCGTCGTCGCCATCTTCGCGGCAGAGCGTTTCAACTCCGCAGGTATCGCAAATAGCAAATTTCTTGAACTCGACTTCACTCACGGTAATCTCCAATCTGCTGTGCCCGGTGGGGCGGTTATTGTTGGCTCATGTATGCGGCTATGAACGCTTGCGACGCTCCAGCATCGATGCCGTTTCCGTAGGCGCGCAGCTTTCCCACTCGGCGGGGATGCGCATCAACCAGCGTGCGTGTTCCGGGTTCAATTGGCCTTTTCCTTCCATCGAGACACTGGATAAAGTCAACCGTGCTTGCATCGCCAGGGATATCTGCCTGCCGCTGGCCAGGCGCTTCAGAACTCCAGGTAGTCGACAATCCCCTTTCCGACCATCCGAGGCCATCGGAGTCCGCCACAAAGAATATTCTGCTGCGTAGATGATTCGCGCCCGCGCTAGCGGCTTCGATAGGCATTGCCCCCATGGCGTAGCCCACGGAACCCAGGTCGTTTCGTACAAGATTGAGCCATTTAGCAGAGGCCGTAACTTGCTCTCCAAATACGACTGGAGGTTTGCATTCGCTGATGAGGTGAAAGAATGCGGGCCACAAGTGCCGATCATCATCAAATCCGCCTCCCGTACCTGACGAGCTGAAAGGTTGGCACGGGCAACTTCCTGTCCAGGCTGGTCGCGAGTCAGGCCATCCAGCCCTACGAAGAGCGAGCGACCAAATTCCAATACCGGCGAAGAAGTGGCACTGGGTGAATCCATTGAGTTCGCTTGGCAAGACATCTTCGATACTCCTTTCATCCACGATGCCAGGCGCAATATGCCCTGCCTCGATTAGGTTTCGCAGCCACTGCGCGGCATACGGTTCAATTTCGTTGTAGTACGCCGTCACGCTTCAAGCACTCCATTGATGCCCGCTTGAACCTCGTCGCGAGCCTTAGCGTTATGGGTAAGGCGGCAGATGATTGCTGCCACGATGCAGGCCATCGCGAGCCAGCCGAGCAGGAAGATGGTCATAGCGGCTCTCCAAAATCGCCATCATCAGGCGGATCAAAGTCGTCGAACGCTTTCTGCTGGCGCTCGGATTCGGTTAGTTCAATCTGGCCGGTGCCTTGGCAGCCAAGGCAGTCGCCACTGGATTCAGGATCGTCGTCGATCCATCCCCAGCCGCCGCAGCGTTTGCAGGTTTCAGTTACTGGCTCTGGCTCATCGTCCGGGTCTAGCTGGCGGTCGCCGATGTAGATCGAGTTGCGCGGCCTCATCAGAAAATACCCGCTGCTTTTCCAAGCCACGCGAAGCCAAACGACAGCGCAACGGCGATCACCAGAATACAGGCCAGCACATAGATGACTGGCCGGCGCGTTGCGATTGATGGTTTGGTGATCGTGCTAAGCGGTATCGGATCATCAATGCCCAGCACGTAGCCGTTTCTGCGCCAGTAGCTCAGATAGGCCAGCTCTTTTTGGGTGCAGCGCTTGGCTTGTGGTCTGTTCATGACGTGACCCTTAAGACAGATTTATGTGAATTGGAATTCCGAACGTATCGCAAAACAACACAATGGCGAGGACCGTCCATGCAAACCCGGCGATCTGCTCAAAAATCCAGCCAATCATGACTTCACCTGCACGGCCCGAACGCCGTCGTCGAAGCTGGTGTAGGTCTTCGGCAGATCCCGCGAACGCGCCAGCTCCCCATTCGAAACATCGATGTGCGCATGAGTGCAGAGGCTGCGTAGGTAGCGATATTCGTCAGTGGCGATGTCATTCAGCGTGTAAGCCGTATCGACCAGCTCTTTCGCCGCTGCCAGGTTCTCGCGGGCCGTCACACACAAGCGGTCGTCCTTTACGAGCTGGAGCAGCAGTTGAAGGCGTTGCAGAAGGTGGATGTTCATGTGAGTTCTCCAGTGTTGGTACTGGCAAAGCCCCAGTTATGGGGCTTGATGTGGGTGGGGTTGGTTAGAAACCGAGCTTTCCGAGTCCGCGCTTAGTGCGCCAGTCGTCGATGCTTTCATCACCTTCAACAGCTACACGAATGCACATTGCAGAAGTTTGGACGGCCTCCTTACGGACATTTGCCGAATGCTCATCAAGCATCGCCTTCATCAGCTCGCCAAATTCCTCAGCTAGTGCAAGACCCATGATCCGCCGGCCAGGGAATTTGGTTCTAGCGCGGACTACTTCGGCTTTAACTTCGGTCAAAAACTTGTCCAGCTCCTCGGAAAATCGGTCTTCCGTGTCGTAGACGATATGGCCAGTGCCTTCGCATTTGCCGCACGAGCCCACAAAATCGTAAGCCCCAACGACGGTTCCTCTACCACAGCAACTTTTGCAGTCTTCTACGGCTTTCATCTCGTCTTGCTCCGTTGTTCGTTGCGTTGATCTGAATTAGTGCCGTCCCTGGCCCATGAATCTGTTGTGTTGCTTGAGACGAACTGTAGATTGGTCGCCAATGGCTGTCAACGGGTAAAACATATTTTCTTTCGGTACCATTGCAATTCGCATCGGTACCATATAGATTCAACTCATCGAATGAAATCCACCATGGAGAACAGTATGAATTTCCGACGAAGCCTGAAATTGGCACTTGCTCAGCGCGATATGACGCAGAAGGCGCTGGCAGAAAAGCTTGGCATGCGTGAAACCAGCATGAGCCAGCTCGCAGCGCAAACCTCATGCACTGGCGCAACGCTGCAAAAGATCGCCGAAGCCTTCGATATGAAGGTCAGCGAGTTTATTAAGCTCGGGGAGGATTGATGTCGAGCTGGGTGAAGGTATCTCGAAAGCTTCTGACGAGTGCCATCGCCTCAAAGCCGGAGTATCTGGCCGTGTGGATGCATCTGATCTTAACGGCGTCATACAAGCCGGGAGAGGTACTGGTAGGGCATCAGGTAGTGAAGCTAAACGCAGGGCAATTGGTGTTCGGGAGGATAAAATTTGCGCAGCAAATTGGGGTGTCAGAACACACGCTGAGGATGGCTCTAAAGTCTCTGGAAACCCTCCAGCAAATAACCATCAAATCACAGACGAAATACTCAGTGATATCAATAACTAACTGGGATAAGTACCAGACTGACTCGCCAGCCAATCACCAACAAGCCACCAACAATCAACCAGCAAGCCACCACAATAAAGAAGTACTAGAAATACAAGAAGTAGATCAAAAGCCTAAGCGCTCACGCGCTTCCGCGCCAAAGGACGCGCTTTCAGCTGATGAGCTGGTTACGTTCGGAGTGGATCTTCAGGTTGCAAAGGACTGGATTGCAGTCAGGAAGGCGAAGAGGGCCGGCGCGCTGACAAAGACGGCATTCTCTGGATTGTGTCGAGAAGCCAAGGCGGCAGAAGTCGAAGTGTCAGATGCCGTGAAGATGTGTGCAGAGCGGTCGTGGATTTCATTCAAAGCTGAATACGTGAACAAGGGGGCAGCAAATGGCAAAAATGCCAACACAAGTGGGCCAGTCTCTGCCGTTGGGCGAGTTGCGGCTAAAGCAGCTGAGCGAGAACGCTCACGCCAAGGAGCAGCGCCGGAATATTACGGACGGGGAGACTTCATCGAAGGAGAGTACTCCGCAGGATGAGCGGATCATGGATCGCCTGTGGATCCGCATGACTGAGATCTTCGGCCACAAATGGGTTAGCCAGTACGGAGATGATCCACTCGATACCTGGGCTAAGCGACTCGGTGCATTGACCCCGGAGCAGATTGCCGTTGGCGTGAATGCCTGCGCTAATTCCAATCTTCAGTGGCCGCCAAGTCTTCCTGACTTCTGCAGTATGTGCCAGCCGGATGCGGCAAGCCTTGGGCTGCCAGATTCGACATCTGCCTTTCTGGAAGCAATGCGGCAGAGCCATTCGCCAAGTACCTACATTTTCACTCATGAAGCTGTGAGGCTGGCAGGCACTGCAGTTGGCTGGTACGACATGCAGCGTTGCATTCCGAGCGAAGAGGTATTGCGCAAACGGTTCGATTCATTCTATGGCGCATTGGTTGGCAAGATTCAGCGAGGCGAAGACCTGTCTCCACCAATGCAGGCGATTGAAAGTGATCGCGACAAGGATCCTGCAGCGCTGGCAAATGAAGAGGCTGAACACCGACTGAATGACCGGATCCGTGAGCAGGGGCTCGCCGACAAAACGCCTGCAGAACTCAGGGCGGAAATGCTGGCTAAGTTCAAGATCAAGCGAGGTGAAGAATGAATCCCCAAGACAAAGTTGTATCCGACCTAGTCGCCGAAGGCTTCCAGGTCGTAGAGAGGAACCGTTCAATTGTCCGCCTTACGAAAGGATCTGATGCGCGGCTTGTCAGGCAGGACGGAACGGTTAAGCGGGCGCAGCATGTGGTTGTGAGAGGTGGGAAATGATTATTCGTCTGAAGGCATGGATTCTTCGCAGAAAGCTTGTTGTCCTTACCGGTGATGATGGCGTGTGCTATCTGACGATGGAAAGGATTGATCTCAATGGCAAGAAATATGCCCATGTGCATGACCGCTGGAAGATTGGCCATGTGATGCTTCTTGAAAATGGCCGGGCTACAGGCGAGACAAAATACATCGCGAGCTGGAGGTATCTGAAATGACCGCCATCAATCTACCAGGCCAAGTCGAATTGCCGATAATCGTGGATCACTCGATGCCAGATCCTAAAACATATATGGATCTCCCTTGTGATTACGGGAGATCTCTAGCCAAGCTACTTCGGACATACGAAGAGCGCCCGACCTCTGAAACCTGGAGCCGGATACAACAACTCGCGGCGGAGATACTGAAATGAGTGGATGGATTAGCGTTAAAGGCCGAAGTCCTGAAGACAGACAATGCGTGATCGCGACCGGTTTTATTTACGGAAAAGCCGAGTTGGGTAGGTGGGTTGAGCCATGCGTGTATGCAGACGGCGAATATCATCCTATCGGCTATGACGATGTTCATGAGCTATGCGCAGACTTAGAAGGGGAAATGAACACAACCACCCACTGGATGCCACTCCCAGTACCGCCAACCGAATAACCCCAACGACCGGAGCACCTATGACCAACGCAATCGAAGTAACGAAGCGCGAGATGTACGATTCGCTGGCAATTCTGAAAGGAAGGATCAAGATCAATTACTCGATCAAGGATATGCAGCGTGGTGCAGATGAGTTTGAGAATACGCTTGAGGCTCATCTTGAAGAACTGCGCAAGGCGATGGTGACTGCCAATGAAATAATCACCCGATGCTCAAACCATTCGCTGAATACAATCCGGGATCTTGGAATCCAAATCGATAATGTGACCGAAGAGCGAGACAACCTTCGCAACCGTCTCCAGGCTTTCGAGTTCGCCAATAAATCTGCCGGCGAGTTCCTGCAAGCCGCTCAGGCCAAGGTCAAATCGCAGCGTCAATCCATCGGCCAGCTGAAGAACGACCGGAACAACGCTCAGGCGCTCGCCGCCGTGAATTACCAGAAATACCAGAATGCCCGCCAAGAGCTGTCAGAGCTGCGCAAATCGTTAATGGCTACTCCTACTCAAGATTCGAAGGAAAACGCCAAGAAGGAAGCATCTGAGGCGTACCAAGCAGGATTTAACGGTGTTGGCACACCAAACCCGCATGCAACGGGGACGCTTAACCATCTTCACTGGATGGAAGGCGCTCGGGCAAAGATGAATTTCCTCGGCCAGAACACAGGCTTTGGCGGAACTCAGTTTGTGGAGTTTAAGGCATGAAAAAGCGCACATGGACCGTTCATGTTGAAGGCTATCCACCGTTTCAGATGGTGACGCTAGACGGCGAAATTGACCGAGCGCAGGCCCTGCACGAAGCTCGCGGGATCTGGCCAAATTGTGAGGTGGAGTGATGGGTATGGAATACGTATGCAGATCATGCAGAAGGCCAATAGGCGCTAATCAATTTACAAGTCTTGTTGCCGGTTATTGTGTTCAATGCAGCGCAAATATGCAGATGCGAGCACAGTTAGATTCAGTCAGGAATATGAATCCGCGCACAGCGCCGACCGAGAAAGAAGTTTTCGGCGAAACCATTCGCGAAGTTCCGCTTATCGAACACGACGAGAACAAATCATGAAAACTGACTACACGCTTACGCCTGAATACGAAGAGGCGCAAAGACTGATCCTGCTCTATCGGATGAGCGCAGGTTTGCAGAACTCGGTTGGTCGTGAATCGCCTGAATATCTTGTATGGCTCGGAAATGCCTTGCGCCCACATACAGAGCCGATGACGGCGGAACAGCTTGATGGAATGCGTTGCGTCAATCCATGGCGCACTACATCCGCCAAAGACTGGGAGCAAGCCTACGAAGACGCCCGCAAATCCCACGCAGCCGGCGAGCCACTGATCCGCACCGTCTGCAAGATCGCGGCGCGCATACTGTTTGTTCTGTTGCTGATTGGGATTGGTGTAGGAGTGATGTTGAAATGAATATCGATGAAAAACAACAGTTCAAGCCTGGGGATCTGGCGCTGATCGTACGCGCAACTCATCCAGATAATCTAGGCAAAGTGGTCGAGCTGTTACGTCGCACGTCGGAGCCTCGTATATGCCTTTCCGATGGGGGAATAGCTAGAAACGACGGCTCCATAGTCTGCTGGGAAATAACGTGCGAGTCGCTGACCACGACAAGGGGTGGCGTGCCCATGAGAATCGATGCCAAGTTTGGGGCTATCCCTGAAAATAACCTGATGCCCCTGCGCGGCGACTTCGTCCCAGAGCAGCAGAAGTCTAGGGAGGCGTCGGCATGACCACAATCCACCAGCTAAAGACCAATCTCGAATCCGCTGAGGCGGCCTACAAGTCAGCCGATATCGAGCATCCAACCGCCGTACATCTGGCCAAGGAGGCGCTGACCAATGCGCGACACGAATACTGGAATGCTTGCGCGGAGTTGGTGACGCGGATTCCGGATGCAATGCGCGATCAATGGAATTTCTTGGACCCAAGAAGCAGTCTTGATGCAATCTACGAAGAGATAACCGGAGAGCAGCTATGAGCGACAAAATAAAAGACGCATCAGCCTTCGGTCGCGATATGTGGTTGATGCTCCGCCAGACGTTTGATGAGGCATCCGAGGAAAGCGGTTTCGGTGGTGAAATTGAAAAGGCTCAGGTTTGGGCTGGGTTTATGGCTGCTGCCAATGGCGGGATGTTTGCGCAGATTGGTGCTGAACGAGCCCGGATGATCAATGATGCGATCAAAATTGCATTGGTCGATGTTGCTCGTGGCGAGCTTAAGGTTGTTAAGCCATGAGCGCCAGAATCGAATGGTCCCACGGCATGGCGTCAACACAGCCACGAATCACCGGGAAGCTTCCGAAGAAGCCGGTAATTTTCATTGGGGAGATCTGGCTAACTCTCCCAAACGGCGAGAAGGACATCAGAGCCTGGCGCAGCAACCAGCCGATTACCACGACCCAAGCGCGCACGGTGCTCGGGCAATTGCTTGAACAGTTAATTTCGGAGCACGGGAAAGATTCAGCAATATCAAGTGGATTTTATTGCAAATCCAGATAGCATTGGGTGACTGGCTTGGAATCCAGAAAATTAGTGAGGCTTCACATGCGCCATGGCGGGTTTACTGATCCCGTTATTCCAACTCCTACGGGTGATGGCGCAGGTGAAGCCTTTTTTATGGGCTAAAAAATGAAGAATAAAGCTAGCTATCCAATAAGCGGGAGATTTATCGGTCATTCAGAGATGGATGTGTTCGAAAGATTCTTTTCATATGATCACATATCTGGCGGTCTTTACTGGAAAGAAAGGCATCCAGGTAATGGGCTTACGCAAAAAAATGCCAACCGGTTCAACAGCCGATATGCGGGCAGAATAGCTGGTTCTTTGCGTGGTCAGAACAAGCCAGGGAAAGGATATTTGGCGGTTAAAATATCTGCCTTCGGTACGAGTTGCTCCATGGATTGCCATCGTATTTGCTTTGCGCTTTACCATGGATATTTACCTGATTACATCGACCATTTTGATGGCGTCGGGAAAAACAACAAAATCTCAAACCTTCGTCCGGTCACAAAATCTTTAAACGCAAGAAATAGAGTGATGAAAATAATCAGCAAGTCCGGGGTCGTTGGGGTTTATTGCACCGGGACATCATTCAGAGCATACGCAGGTCCGCAGAGGTCAATAAAGCTAGGAAAATTTGCAGACATATTCGATGCGATCTGCGCTCGTAAAAGCTACGAATACAGATCAGGCTATACGCTAAGGCATGGAGCAGCGGATATTCCTAAGATATCGTGAGGGTCTCCAAATGGAATACCGATACAGTGACGGCTTCCCCATGAAATATGGCGTCCGCAAATGCTATGGTTGCGGAGAGATAAAGCCAAAGGATAAGCGCCCGGCATCGATCCACTGGCGCTGCAAGGATTGCCGGACTAAAACAACGACGAAGGTGAAGACTGATGAATGAATTCAGGTTTACATATTGTGGAAAGCCGGAAGGGAAGGGGCATGAATCCGTGAATTGCGGGGAGTTCTACTACGGTGAAATCTATCAGTGCATGCCATGCAAGCAAAAAGACATAGATACCCTTCTTTCCGAGAATGAAGTTCTGCGTAAATCAGGCTTCAATGCCGTAGACATGGCCACCGCTGCGGCTGACGGGTTCAGGGATGGGGCTGTGAGTCGAGAGGCGGAAATCGAAACGCTGAAGGCCGAAAATGAATCCCTTGGCGAATTATATGATGAGCTACGAGAGATGTGGGATAGCGAAGGCGGACGATAATGAGCCAAGAATTCATGCAATTCGCGGGAATATTGGCCGTTTGCTTCTTCGGCGGAATAATCCTTCTTTCGTTATTTGGGGATGACTAATGACCGACTACAGCGAACTGAAAAAGCTGGCCGAGGCCGCAACTCCTGGGCCTTGGACATGGGATTCCGGGAGTAATTTAAATGCACCATCTCTAGAATACCCAAGCGCCATCATTCGTGCCGAGGCATATGAGGGCATGTGGTTTGGAGTTTATGAGTCAAAATCACAGAACGATGCAAATGAGGAATGGTTTTCGGCCGCAAATCCATCTGTAATTCTGGCGCTGATCGCCGAGAACGAAGCGCTTCGAGAAGAAATTTCCATTGATAACAAGATCATCGCCGACCGAGAAAGACTTTTGAGCATGTTTGAATGTCCAGAGCATGGGAAATGCGTGCCATACGCAATGGAGCAAGTAGAGGCGCTACGCAAGGATGCCGGGCGGTATCAATGGCTACGCGCTCAGCCAACATGTTACATGACTACAGAAGGCTGGCAGATCAGGCGCCATTGGAGAGATCAAAACGACTCTGGGCGCCCGCATGGCATCATGTCCATATGCCTTAACGAAGAGTCGCTTGACGGGGCGATTGATGACGCTATGAGCAAGGAAGCCAAATGATCATCATCGGTATCGACCCGGGCTGCACTGGTTCAATCGTTCTTCTATCCGAGAATGGTTGCTACATCGCTGGCCATCCGATGCCAGTAGTTAAGAACGGCAAGAGTCCCCGGGTGAATGGCGCGGCCGTGGCAGCAATCCTGAATGGCCACGACATCAAGCACGTCTACTTAGAATCTGTCCATGCCATGCCGGCTCAGGGTGTAAGCAGCGTGTTCACATTCGGCCACGCAGCGGGACTTGTTGAAGGCGTTGTAACCGGGATGGGTTATCCGTTAACTCTTGTCACACCGCAGGCATGGAAGAAGTCAGCAGGATTGATCGGCTCCGACAAGGACGCGGCGCGCTCCAGGGCTATTCAGCTTTACCCTGGCCTGCGTTCGCTGGATATGAAAGGAAAGGGTCAGGCTCTCGCAGATTCCATCCTTATCGCGCTCCATGGCATAGGGCTTGATACGAAATCCAAATAACCTGTAATATCGCTCAGGCAGGCAGTGTCCATTGGTCCGCTGGGTGTCGTTGCCTTACCTGCAAGCGGACTCGGAGCCGCTATTAAAAATTCCGAGGCCTAGCGGGTGCCGGCGCATGGGCGCCAAGCGGTCTTGAAAACCGTGGTGCTGGAAACGGTAAGGGTTCGATTCCTTCACCCGCTGCCAGTTTGCCAACTGAGAGTGCGCTGGGACGCACGGGGGACTGTAAATCCCTTGCTGATGCAATGTGGTTCGATTCCATCAGGTGGCACCAAATTAGGCGTGTAATCAGTCTGAGGAGACTGGACCGTTTGCTAAACGGATCGAATGGAAACGTTTTTGGTTCGACTCCAATGCGCGCCGCCAAACAACCAGCGCCAAGCCGATGTGGCAAACAGGCCGCCACCAGCCCAGCAGACGCCGGGAATCTTCTTCATCAGACTGCTTATTTGAAGGGATGAGAAAGCGCGATTAAATTCGTTGCCCAACACGCCCGATACTGAGTAAGCAGTCTGATGCAGATGCGTGAATAGGCGGCTCTCTGGCCAGCAGTCAGGAATAGCGAACCTGATGCCACGTTAAGCATGAAGTCATGCCGGATTCGCACCGGTTATCTGCATCAGGCGTTCGGTGTCAGGAACCGACGGCAGGGAACGTGTCGATAACTCAGTTCTGAATTAAACCGGAAAGCCTATCGAAGAAGCTCAAATCTTCGGTTGCAATAAAGACCGAGAAGAATGGTGAGTCTGGAGAAGTTCACCCGCTCAGCCCGCACATGCGGTATAGCCTAAAACGGTGCGTGATTACTGACACGTGAGGGGAAGCAGGACAACGGGTCGCGCCCGCTAGTACAAAGCCTACTCAAGAAGCCTAATGGATTACATCAAGCCCTCCACGTGAGGGCTTTTTCATGCTTGCCCCAAAATAGTTTAAGATTTGATCTACAGCCCATGGAATATGGGACGCTGCCACGAAACACAGCACGGATCTGACAAATGGCCGAGCCGACGAGTTTAGTTGTTCCGCTGGTAGTTACTGGCGTAGGGGGAGGGGTTGCCATCGCGGCCGGTGTAGACAGCAATGCCGTGGTTATGGCGTTTGCTGGCGCTGCGATGTTTTCGTTTGTTTCAAGAGGGACGATTATTCCGGTACGAGTAGGATTGATGCTATCGGCATGGATCTTTGGCTATTACGCCGGTCTAGAAATCGTTCAGCGAGAAATGTTTGGGTTCAGATCGCCGCCAGTACCGTCATTCATAGCTTCATTTTTCTGTGTGGCTGTCTTTAAGGCGCTGCTGGCCATCTTCAACGAGGACGGCAAAGCCTGGATACGCAAGAGGCTGGGCCTTTCAACAGAGGGTGCAGAGGATGATTGAAGTCCTTATGCTTGTGAAAGCTTCCGTGTCGGCTGCGATCTGCATCCGGCTCTTCTGCTACAAATGGCCCAGTGATGCCCGCTACAGAGCGGGTGTGACGCTAGCGGCTTACTTCCTGATGTTGTGCAGCGGCGCCGTCTCAATCCTCCTTCTGCTGGGCAATCAGGGTGCCGCGCAAATTTTCGATGCGGGGATCTACGCTGTAGTGCTGCTTCTGATGATGGTGGCTCGTGGTAATCTCGCCAAAATACTAGAGATTCGACATGGGTAGCGCCGAATGAACATCAATCAAGCCATAAAGCAGCTTCTTGGGAACGAAGGCGGGTATTCCGATAACCCGGCCGACCCTGGCGGAAAGACAATGTATGGCGTCACGGAGCGAGTCGCACGGGCATTCGGCTACAAGGGCGATATGCGCGATCTCCCGTTATCGACAGCCACTGACATCTATCGAACAAACTACTGGGCGCCAATAAAGGCTGACCAGCTCCCTGAAAATCTCCGCTTCCATGTCTTCGATGCCGCGGTGAATAGCGGAGCAACCCAGGCCATCAAATGGCTGCAGCGAGCCGCAGGCGTTACCGAAGACGGGGTTATTGGCCCGCGCACGCTATCCGCCGCATCCATGGCCACTCCGGCCAAATACAGCGCCATTCGACTTCGATTCATGACTGGACTTTCAACCTGGTCTACCTTCGGCAAAGGATGGGCCCGCCGCATTGCAGACAACCTGGAGGCTGACGAATGAACGTCCGCACGGTCGAAATCCGCGATAAAGACGTGTGGATAACTGGCTCGGAAGATGGCTGGAATGCTCAACAGGTCTTCTGTGATATCTATGAAGTCAGCGGGGTTATTGTGGCAATCAACCCATTCAATCATAAGCCTATGTTCGTCGTGAAAAATCGTGACGAACTAGAAAACATGGTGAGAACGATGACGAGATGCGCAAAATGAACTGGTCCGACATCGGCAGCATCATTGGTAAATCCGCCCCGCTGGTTGGAACTCTTCTAGGTGGCCCCGCTGGCGCAGCAGTCGGCGCACTCGTTGCAAACGCTCTTGGCGTAAATAGTGACCCAGATGCGGTAAACTCTGTCCTTGCGGGTAATCCTGAAGCTCTGATCGAGCTTCAAGAAGCTCGAAACGAACGCGCAGGTCGAGCTGCAACGACTGGCGGTTCAGGTCCGAATCACCGAGATCCAGGCCGAAGGTGCGCAATACTCCGCCGAAGCCGCCGACAGGGATAGCGCAAGGAAGCTTGCAGCAACCCAGCCAAACGATCTTGTGCGCCCAGTGCTCACAATGATCATGCTAGGAGGCTCCCTGTTCGTCGTAGTGGCTATTCTCCTTGGATGGGCGAATGAAGCCATTACCAACACAACCGCCGCCCTCACAGTCGGCACCGTGCTCGGCCTATGGCTGGGGATGACCAAGGAAGTTATGGGATTCTGGTTTGGCATGACCAAGGAGTCGCAGAAGCAGAACGCGATTGTTACCGATTTTGCAGTAGCGCCCGGCACCGTTACGAAGCCGGAAAAATAACCCAACGAAAGGAAACATCGATGCGACCGCAACCAAAGCTGAACAAAACGACTCAGGGCGGCATGAGCCTTTACGCCAAGAACGATGCGCCGGTTACTCCGCCAAAGGGTAAAGCGCCAGCCAAGAAGGTGAAGAAGTAGCATGAACGCAATCCTGATTCACTTCATTGGCTTCGCCCTGCTCGGCAAGCTGATTCCTAGCTGGGTCAGTGAGTTTGAATCAGGATTTGCCTGTGTCTGGTATGCATCCTTTGCCTTGATCGATGTCATCGCGCTTACATGCACTACAAGCCGGTGGATCAAGTGCATTCTGGCAATCTCCTGCGCATGGTCGGCAACCCTTGCGATTGAAACGATCCTTCTGCAGGACTTGCTTCAATCGCATGACGATATCGCGCAGTGGATCATTGATGGCGCGCTGATCGGGTGCGTTGTTGGCCTTGGCCTGCTTTGGCTAATCGAACATGGTAAAACCCGAACCCTGCTCAGCTCGGAGGAATAACGATGCCGCTCAAGAATGGTAAGTCGCAGAAGGTTGTATCCAAGAACATCGTTGAGCTGGTTAATTCGGGTCGGCCGCAGAAGCAGGCCATCGCAATCGCTCTCGACAAAGCCGGAAAGAAGAAGCGCAAGGTGAAGAAGTGAACAATTGGCTAGAGGCGCGCGCAAAGCTTGATGAATACGGCACTGATAACCTGTGCCAAGACATCGCCGACACCATGACGCTTACTGCGATCGCAAAGAAGATAAAGGTCTCGATCGGATCGTTGCTGACGTGGATCGACGCTGACCCTGAGCGTTCCGCCCGCGTGCGAGAAGTCAGAATCTCTACCGCCAAGCTATGGGATGAGAAGGCTGAGGCTGGAATTGCCAACGCTCCGGATGAATTTGAACTCAAGCGCGCGAAAGAAATGGCGCACCACTACCGCTGGCGAGCCGCGAAGATCGCGCCGAAGGATTATGGCGACAAGATCCAGACTGAACATTCGGGCCATATCGATCTAGCGCCTAAGACGGACGATGAATTGAAGGCCCGTGCCGCGGCCTTGCTCAGCAAACTCAAGGAGGAATGACCGTGGGGAGCGCACTAACTCAATCAGAGCGATCCGAGCTTGACGCTATCCTGGCTGAACTGGAGCGCCGCCAAGGCAAGTCGACAGTCATCGGCATTGTTCACCCGAAGGATGGCCACACGCATTCCATCGTTCGCCGCCAAGGCCAATGGCAGACGACTACGGAAGATCCTCAGGTTTACATCCCCGCCAAGCTTGAAGCCGTGGCCAAATCCAAGAAGCGGTTCATCGTTGTCGTCGGTGGCCGAGGCTCGGGCAAGTCCGTTGGCATTGCTGACATTTGCCTGACTGACGCGAAGGACGAAGGCGTCAAGACCTACTGCCTACGTGAGTTCCAGACAAGCATCAAGAACTCGATCTACTCGTTGCTCAAGGATGAGATCAGCCGCCTGGAGTTCGACGGCTTCGAGATGCAATCGAATGGCATCAAGTACGGAGAAGAGGATGCGTTCCAGTTCGCCGGCCTGTCGCACAACGTGGATTCCATCAAGTCGGCGCACGGTTTCCGCAGGTTCGAGATTGAAGAAGCCCAGTTCATCAGCGAAGACTCTCTGACCGCTCTCACTCCAACAGCCCGAAAGAAGCCCAAGAAGGGTATGCCGACGATGATGGAAGAGGTCGCGACTGATGACCTAGCCAACGTGTCCATGGTGTTCATCGCCAACCCATCGAGCAGCGAGGCACCGTTCAGCAAGCGCTTCATCAACCCATTCAAGGCGCAGCTCGACAAGAACGGCATCTACGAGGACGACCTTCACCTGATCGTCATGATGAACTACGTGGACAACCCGTGGTTTCATGACTCAGGCCTAGAGGAGGAACGCCTATGGGATCTCGAATTCAGGTCCCGCGCCATGTATGACCACATATGGATGGGCGCCTTCAACGACTCGGTAGAGAACGCTCTGATCATGTCCGAGTGGTTCGATGCATGCATTGATGCGCACAAAAAGCTCGGATTTGTTGCCGCTGGCGCACGAATCAGCGCGCACGACCCGTCGGATACCGGGCCAGACAGCAAAGGTTTTGCCTCGCGTCACGGCTCTGTCATCGAGGTCGTCAAGGAAATGGAGACCGGAACCGTCAACGAGGGCGGTCATTGGGCGGCCGGCGAGACGATCCAATATCAATCTGACGCATTCGCCTGGGACGGTGACGGTATGGGCATTGCCCTCGGTGAACAGATGGGCGCGGACTTCCTCGGCAAGCAGACGGTTCTGTCCGTGTTCCGGGGCAGCGAGTCGCCCGACTTTCCGGATGCAGTCTACAAGCCAGCCGCGGCGTTCAACGCCGAAGCAGCCGATGGCCAGCCCGTAGCCAACCAGAAGACCAACAAGGACGCGTTCAAGAACAAGCGAGCTCAGTATTACTTCGAACTCCGCGACCGCTGCTATCGCACGTACAGAGCCGTTGTGCATGGCGAATACCATGACCCGGCCAAGATGATAAGCTTTGACGCATCAATTGAGCTTCTGAACAAGCTTCGCGCCGAACTTTGCCGTATGCCGATCAAGCCAAACGGAAACGGCCTGTTCGAGCTCTACACGAAGGCTGAAATGAAGTCTAAATTCAAAATGGCCAGCCCGAACCTGGCGGATTCCGTGATGATGCTGATGCGTCACGTGCCGCAAGCCAGGGTTCAACCAGTTATCCCGCGTCCTTTACGCGCCATGGGAAGGAAATGATGCTCACACTCAAGAAGCTGAAAGACTTGCACGACAAGGCCTATTGCTACGGGCAAGAGACTCGGCTTCGTGCAGCTGATGACATGCTCTTCTATTGGGTAACACAATATGATGACGCGGTTCTAGGCGAGGCCACGCTGCAGTACCGTGGGGAGTTCAACATCCTGCGCAAGGCAGGCCGACAGATCGTCGCCGACCTTCGCTCAAACCCAATTCAGATTGATTTCGTTCCCGCCAGCGAGTCGCGAGACGACGGCGCCGACATCCTCGACGGCCTGTATCTGACGGACGACCGGGCGAACACTACCCTTGAGTCCTATGACAATGCCGTCGGTGAGGCCGTGGTATGCGGCGTTGGGGCCTGGGAGCTATACACCAAGTACGCCAGCAATCGCGCCGGAATCGATCACCAGGTTATCTGTCGTCGCCCCGTCTACGAGGCCAACAACAACCTGTTTTGGGACCCGAACGCCAAGCAGCTTGATAAGGGTGACGCCAATCACGTCTCCTGGCTTCAGGCTTATTCGCCCGATGGCTATCAGGACCTGTGCCGTGACCTCTGCCCCGAGGATTACGGCGACGAGGACGACGACGAGAAGGAATCTCTCAGTAAGAAGAAGAAACGCGAGCGTGAAGAGGCGCGTCGGCCGGCATCCTTCGCCGAACCTGAGCAGTCCTACGTGTTTCCGTGGATGGGCAGCGGCAATGATCTGATCTACATCGTCAGCTTCTACCATCGCCGCAAGATCAAGGACAAGGTGATCACTTTTACCGATCCTATGGGGCAACCACTGGTATTACGCGAAAGCGACCTGTCAGAAGTGATGGATGATCTGATCGATGACGGCTATGAAATCGTCAGCGAGCGCGAGATTAAGCGTTGGGAAGTTCGGAAATACATCGCATCCGGCGAGAAGATTCTCAATGGCAAGATGGGCAAGGATGGCGAGCGCGAAGGTGAAGTCATTGCCGGTGAGAACATCCCGATTGTTCCTACCTATGGCGAGCGTGCGTTCATCGAAGGAGAGGAACATTACGAGGGCATCACGCGCCTGGCTAAAGATCCACAACGCCTGCGCAACTTCCAGCTTTCATACCTGGCCGACATCGTAAGCCGTAGCCCAAGGCCGAAGCCTATCTTCACGTCAGAGCAGATCCAAGGCTTTGAGTTCATGTACGAAGAGAACGGGGCTGATAACAACTACCCCTACTACCTTCAGAACCGCTTTGATGCCAATGGTCATCCGCTGCCTATCGGCCCTATCGCCGTGATGCCCGAGCAGACTATTCCACAGGCGCTGATGGCGAGCATTGAGCTGTCTCGCCAGGCTGTTGAGGACGTGGCTAACCCTGGCTTGCCGCAGGACATCGCCGACCCAGATCTGTCAGGCAAGGCCGTTAACGCGCTGACCAATCGTCTCGATCAGCAATCGATCGTCTATCAGCAGAACCTGAAGCACGCCAAGCGACGAGACGCCGAGATCTATGCCTCGATGGCAGTGGAAGTGTATGACGCGCCACGCGAAGTCACGCTGACCCAGCCGGACGGCACGACCAAGAAAGTCAAGATCATGGAGATGATTCAGGACAAGGAGACCGGCGAGCTGGTGGCCTTGAACGACCTGACCAATACCGAGTACGACGTTTACGCAGAGATTGGCCCGAGCTACTCCAGCAAGAAAGAGCAGACGATTGAGCAGCTAACCTCGATGGCCGGGGCGATGGCGCCTATCGATCCGCAGATGGCCAAGATGCTGATGCTCCAGACGCTGACGCTGATCAATGGCGTGAACATGGAAGACATCCGCGCCTACGCCCGCAAGCAGCTGGTGCTTTCCGGTGCAGTCGAGCCAGATACTCCAGAGGAAGAACAGATGCTCGCCAAGGCATCGCAGCAACAGCAGCAGCCTGACGCGAACATGGTCCTTGCTCAAGCCGAGATGGAGAAGGCCAAGGCTGACCAGATGAATACGCAGCGTCTCGCGATCAATGACCAGATGACCGCGCAGAACAATCAGGCGAAGACGCAGATTGATGCGTTCCGCGCACAAACGGATCGAGCGGCGGTTGAAGTCGATGCGCAACAGGCCGGCGCTGAAATTCAGTTCACGAAAGTGAAAACTGCCGGGGTCATGCTGGAGAACATGCATAAGGCTGTTAATCCATTCAGAGCGCAATTACCGCAGCGATAGGCCATCTATACTGCGTACCAGTGCCGGAGGGCCGGCAAGCATAAGGCTGCACCTTGGAGCGGCTTCATGCCATCAGGCAGACCACCAAGGAAGGGAGCCCGGTTTCTTAGCTGGGCTCTTTTTTGTCTGAT